GATTGGGGCGCACTCGCAAGCGGACCCCAGGGTGTCAACATTCAAACTGGTGCTGAGATCAAGGACTCCTTGATGCTTGATGCCTCGAACACGTTCGAGTTCTACAAGCCCAACGCAACCTTCAGCTACCGCAACCCCAACGTGCTCGACACGACCTCGGCCCCCTGGCGATTCGCTGTCGATCACATGGCGTTCACTGATCACGAGATCGAACTGAACGCTGGTGACGGCCTCTCCGTTGACGGGATCAAGAACGTCTACAAGAGACTGAAGCGCGTCAAGGAACAGCGCATGACCACGTCGCTGGTCAACGGCATGGAGAAGTCTCTCTTCGCCGACTGCGTTGCGAACAAGGCTGAGATCGCTGATGCCACTGGCAGCCAGCCCTTCCCCCTGTCTGCGTTCATCAACGAGATCATCGTTGACAGTGCAACGACTCAGCTTGGCGAGGTCCGTGGTGGTGGTGTGCCGAAGGGATGGACCGACATCCAGGGTATCGACCCGTTTGCTGAACCTCGATGGTCAAACCAGGTTGCGTTCTACGATAGCACCAGTGGTAATCCTGTCGCAGATGCAGCCAGGGCAGTTGTTGTCGGTCAGAGTGCCGCTGGAAACAACCATACGGTTGGATCACGCACCATCCCTGTCGGCAGCTTCCTGAATGCCTTCGATGACATGTTCCTCAAGTGTCAGTACACTGCGCCCTCGCAGTTCTCTGAGTACTTCAGCAACGCCACGATGGCACAGCAGATGATCCTCTGTTCCCGCGCTGGTCTCAACCAGTACACCGATGCGCTCCGCGAAGCCAACGATCGACTGGTCTCACCCCAGGATCCGGCCTACGCTCAGCCCACCTATGCGGGTATTCCTCTGCGATACATCTCCTCCCTCGACACTGCGAAGCTCTACCCTGGCGACTCTGATGCAAGCCAGAACAACAGCTACGACCTCAGTGTTGCTGAAGGTGATGCCGCTGAAACTAGCAACCACTCCAATGCTGGTGGTAGCGCACGATACTACTTCGTCAACAGCGAGTACCTCAACGTGGTTCTCCATGGCAACCACTTCTTCAAGAAGTCAGATGTCATGCGTCACCCCAACCAGCCCTACACCTCGATCGTCCTGTGTGACACTTGGTGGAACCTGATGGCTCGTTCGCGTCAGCGTCACGGCATCATCGCACCTTGTCACACTTCGTGATCTCGGAAGGAAGGACTAATCATGTCTCTCAGCTTTACTCAGGGGCCATCGGGCCTCGAATTTGAAACCCAGAGCGTCACGATCACATGCACTGACGCACTCAGCAAGGGCAACCTTGTCGAGTTCACCCTGGCATCGGAAGGCTACGCTGCATGCACGAAGTCAACCGCTGCGATCAACGGACCTGCTGTTCTCATGGGCGTTGCCCTTGAGGATGTCACCGCAGGATCACAAGGTCGCATCGGTGTCCGAGGTACTTTCCAGTGTACTTGTGACTCTGAAGTCAGTGCTGGAAACGCACTCGGAGCAAGCGCAGGACACCCCGGGAACCTGGATGTTGTCGCCAACCCAGCGGGTGGCGGCACGACTCTGTCCAAGGTCGTTGGAGTCGCACTTGGTGCGTCTGCTTCTGACACGGATCTGACGCTGTGCCTCTTCGATGGCGTCAACGGATTCTCATCGCAGAGTCTGTGATTTCGTAATCAACCACACACTTGGGGGGGTAGCCATTCCCCCTCAAGTGATTTCAACTAGGAGATCGCATGTACGCACCGACACAAGGCCCAGTCAATACTGGATTCGCGCAGACCGAGATCGAAGCAAAGGCATCTGGTAGTGACATCCTCAAGGGTCAACTGGTCAGGGTGCTACACAATGCAGACGACGTTCCGACCGTTCGACTGACGAACAACGCAGACAGAGTCGCGTCGGTTCCTCTTGGTGTTGCCAAGCATGACTTCAAGCAAGGCTACAACGGCACGGTTGTTGTGGCTGGTGTTGGCATGGTCCTGGTCACAGACGCATCGTTGAAGACCGCAACACGGTCAGATGCTGATATCGAAATTGTGTGCAGTGATTCTGGAGTAGCAATCCAACGAACTGCTACAAATGCCAAAGGCAGCATACCGTTTGGAATGACAATCGAGGCCAAAGGTACTGCTCGGGATTATGTGCCAGTTGCTTTCTCTGGGTACGCCAGGATCAACTCACCATCAAACGTGGCACTCACAAGCATCAGTGTCAGTGGTGACATTTCTAGGACAGCGGCGAACACGTACATTCCACAGCAAGGAGTTGCGAACAGAATCTTGCTACCGGAAAAAGCATGGAATCCTAAACTAGGATCTCCTGCACATGTTGATGTGTACCGTGAATCCTTCTACCAGGCTTTGGATTCATCTGGTCCTTCTGGTGACGTTGAACTGAAAAGTTCAGGCGTGTCATTCATCATCAACTGTGGTGGATACCTTCATAACAATGGAAGCAACAACATCCACTCAATGCCATTTGACAGCGATGTGAATTCTGCTGGTATATCTGTGAACGGATCATCAGGAGCAATGACCTTGATGAGAGGTTCGTTCGTTGATGATACCGATGATGGGTACTTTGTTTGGGTCGATTACGTCGAGTAAATAAGACAATCCTTTCTCTTTCTCAGGGTTGGTCGCTTCATCTCGGCCAACCCGTTCAAGGCCGCCATGACAATCACACTTGCTCAACTTGCTGGTCACGCTCGCCTCGCCGTTGGTGGATCCCCATCGACTGCACCGGGTGTCACAGAAAACGACAGGATCGCAGAGATTGTCAACGGGGCCGGGGAGCACTTGTTCTCCCGGCCCTGGAGGTGGCGTGAGCGAACTGCTGGTGGTTTCGATCTCACCGCAGACCAGGCGTTCATCAACCTTGCAACTGATGGATCAGGAGCAGCAATGGTGATCGACGAGATCATCAGTGTGAAGCCTGCTGATGTCCTCAAGTTCTCGTTCGAGATGGTCACGCCTGCCGTGTTCGAGGAATACAAGCGAACGACCGTCACTACAAACCTGTTCTACGTTGCGACTCTTACTCGTGCGAAGCAGACAACATCTGGCCTGCAGGATGCTCGACTCGACATCTACCCAACCCCGACGACAACCACAGACGATGCAGTGTTCATCCGCTACCGGGAAGGCTGGCCTGGATACACCTCGACGCAGGTTGGAAGCACTGGTGCCGAAGTCATACCTGTCCCAGCCAACGCAGAGCAACTGCTCATCGAGTATGTCCGAGCGTTCGCAGAAGGCAGTGAGGATGGCACGACTCAGATGCGGGTTGTTGCCGTAGACGGCGGGACATTGCTCGACCAGGCTCTCCGCAAGGACGGCTTGTCAACGAACGACCAGGGCGCGTTGCCCATGAGTAGAAGTTTTTTTTTCGGATACGGTGACAGCACCCACCCCGGTGTCAATCAGCCCGGTGTCAATGGAGGCTTGAATCTCGTGTGGCGCGGAACATACTCAACATCTAACTCATACAACAAAGATGATCTTGTTCACTTGAGCGGCAGTGTGTACATCGCGCTCCAACCAAGCACGAACCAGTCTCCGACTGTGAGCGACAGCGTCTACTGGGATCTATTCCTCCAGGGCGTTACAGCAAGCTGATCGGAACACGCTGGCCGTGCTATCGCAAGGAAGCATGCATGGCGATTCGGAAAGCAAAGATCGCAGCAATAAGCTGCACACATGCCCCGTACACTCCAGAGGCTACGAAACGATGGGTTCTCGACCAACTCGCAAACCTAAAGGACTGCACCCACTTTGTGCATCTGGGGGATCTCCACGATGGGACTGCGGCGAGTGTGCATCCAGGGATAGCGGACCACACGCTGGAAGACGAGTACCGTTGTGCTTCACAGTTCCTTGCCGATATCCGAAGTGTTCTCCCGAAGAGTGTCAAATTCATTGCTTGCATGGGGAACCACGACGACAACATTCTGATACCGGATCCGAGGAGGATCGATGCGCAACTGCACAGTCTGGTGGACTGGAGGGCGCACAAGGAGTTTGGTCCCGAGTACGCGAACTGGCAGTGGATCCCATACGAAAAATCTGCGCGAGGCTGCTATCGAGTGGGCCGGGTGATCCTGTTCCACGGGTTCGACTGTGGGTCAAATTCCGACCAGATCGAGGGCATTCAGATGGTTGGGATGTCTGGGTGGCATCCGCACTCATTGACAGTGCGAGGACACACGCACAGACCAGAGCGTGTGACCCAGGCGAGGAGGAGTGCCAAGTGCATGCTTCCGTACTGGAGTATGAATGTGGGAACATGCGGTCCATTGCAGCCGAACTACATGAAACGAAAAGACTGTTCGATGTGGAATGCCGGGATGGCGACTATCGAGACCGTCTGGAAGAAGCCCTCGAAAATTACTGGGAAAGCCTGGAATGCGGAATTGAAGGAAATGCCACGATGAAGACTGCCGCAGAAAAACTGAGAGAGCAACTTGAGCGGCTGCTCGAAACGTGGATGGTCGAGTTTGACATCGACACTTTCACTGTACTGGGTGTCCTTGAGGACGCGAAGCATGGCCTGGTCTGGGGCGGAACCCCTACAGATCAGAATCCAATTGACAAGATCATCGAAGCTCTTGAAGAGTATGATGAAGAAGAAGAAGAGGAAGAAGAGGAAGAAGAATGAAGAAGAAGAAGCCAGGACTGTACGCCAACATCAATGCCAAGAAGAAGGCTGGGAAGAAGATGCGCAAGAAGGGCGACAAGGGCGCACCGACTGACAAGGCATTCAGAGACTCAGCCAAGACCGCGAAGAAGAAAGGCAAGAAGAAATGAAATGCATGTGTGGAGCAGAACTCATCCACGGAGGAGACCATGACGCTGAAGATTGTGGGTACTCCCCTGAAGACTGGTTGACTGTTTCCAATTTGAGTTGCCCGAAATGCGGTAGGTTCGTGCTTGTATTGGAACCGACTTACGAAGATGAAAAGGCTTTGGTCTGAATGCAAACATTGACCCACGAGCTTGTGAAGCAGGAGATCCACAACTGGATCACGAACTACCTGGACGTGCCATCGGAGCACTTCAACGGGCATCAGCCATGTCCATTCGCGCTGCCTGCATGGAACGCAGACAGAGTCGAGATCAAGGTGGGGGCGTGGGCATCCGTTCTCTGGTCGATTGACGCATTTGATGACAAGAAGGATCTTGTGATCATCGCAGTTCCAGAAGGTTCATACGATGGCCTGGAGCCATTCTGTGAAGCCAAGAACCAGAGGCTTGCTGATCAAGGCATTGACCTCATCTGCATTCCGTTCATCCCAAGCAGTGAGGGTGAAGAAGACCCCGACATCGACCCTGAAGCGTGGGGTGCGATCACCGATCATGTGTATGGAATGGTGTTCATTCAACGCCTTTCAACACTCAACAAGGTTTCTCGAATGCTCGAACGTGAGGGCTACTACGAGAACGTCAGCAAAGAGTTCTGGAAGTACATCACCTCCAGGCGCGAATTGGAGACTCAACATGGCAGGCAAGAAGAAGTCAATGGGTAAGAAGATGGGTGCTCGCGGCGGTGTTCGTCGCAACACTAAGAAGGTTGCAGCGAAGCCAATGGTCCGCAAGAAGACCAAGCGACGGTGATCACATGAGCATCGAGTACCGAGGCGAAAAGTTCAGCGGCTACAACAAGCCCAAGAAGACACCCGGCCACGCGAAGAAGTCACACGCCGTGCTCGCCAAGAAGGGCGACCAGGTCAAGCTGATTCGCTTCGGCCAGCAGGGCGTAACAGGTGCTGGCAAGAACCCGAAGACGGCGAAGGACAAGGCTCGCAAGAAGAGCTACTACGCTCGACACAATGCTCAAGACTCAAAGCCAGACAAGCTCTCTGCTCGTTACTGGTCACACAAGACAAAGTGGTGAATGACACATGCCGACATATAAGATCCAATTCAGGCAAGACACAGTCCAGGCGTTCAATGATGGCAACGTAACGCTGCTCAAAGGTGAGCCAGCGATCATCACGGATACCTCGACGCACCAGAAAGCTGATGGCACTGGAGCGTTCTTCTTCATTGGTGATGGCTCGACGGCAATCGGTTCTGCTGGTGGCGACCTGAAGCCAGCAGGAGCGTCGTATGTCAACCCGGCTGGTGGCGCAAACAACTACGCAGCGATCGATGCTGCTGTACTCACAGGGACCACAACAGTTGCAGACTTGACTGTTCAAGACACTGACAGCAATGATCCAACAGTCACAGTGAAGGCTACGGATGCCGCAGAACAAACCGTGATCAAGCATGACTCGATTAACTGCGGTGGACCCATTACTAGCCTGGGCCACTCAATCACGGCAGGTGAACTAGACATCGCGAGTGGAGCAACGCTTGATGTCAATGGCACTTCGGACTTCGCTGCGAATGTTAACTTCAGCAATGAGGCTGACCTCATCTTGCAAGATAATTCCACGATCACCACGACTAATGGAGCCATCACGACTGGTTCAGGAAACATCACAACCGGCAGTGGAAATATCACTTCAGCGAGCGGGCATGTCTATGTCCCTGGTTGTGTGGTTCAAGTGCAACACTATCAAGTTGAAACAGCTTATTTGATGACTAGCGCCACAACCGGCGTGAGTGGTATTACTGACACGAGTAGCGCATCTAACTTGCTGCGAACAGCAGATGGCACATCTGC